TAATAGATTTGATAAAGATTATATGATTGTTGAAGATAAATAGTGATTATTTAAAATATTCTATTATTTCTTTAGCTAAAATATTAGACTCATCAATATTTTTTAAGGTTTTTAATTCAATATCATCAAAGTAATTTAATATATTTGATATTTTAGTTATTCTTCCTTTTAAAAATTGTGCAGATTGATTATCATTTCTTTCTTTGTGTCTATTATCTAATGTGTTTTGGTCATTTTCTAATATTATAGTTCTTGTTTTATATAATTCTTTAATGAGTTTGATATTATTTAAAGAAAATAATCTATCGCCCTCAAAAAGTATATTTCTTTTATTGAGTTTAACATATTTAATAAAATCTTGATTTACAGCCATACTTAATTTGTCAGTTCCACAAAATATATCGTTATTATAAATACCCATTATAACTAAATTTTTTTCTTTAATAAAATGACCTCTCAATAAACCAAACTTAAAATTTTGATAAGTGAATTTAGTTAGTATCTTTTTCATTAAGGTAGTTTTGCCAGTTGCTGGCACACCACCTATCGCTACGCATTTATGCAACATAATCATTATAATTATTTTTAAAACAATCCCATTCTTTATTCATCATAATAACTTGTCCAGTATTTCTATAATGATCTTGTTTCATTTCAGTTACTCCAGCATCTTTAGGATTATCTTCATATCTTAATTCTTTAGGCAAACAATCTTTTCTCATCTGCCAAAATATATCAAATTTATTTCCATGTTGAGATTCTGCATATTTAATTCTATTATACATCATATCCATATAAACATTTGGGTATCTTCTTTTAGGTCTATGCCAAGATTTATAATTACATAGAGTGCTTTCAAATGTAAAATAACTTACATCTTCATGTTTAATTCTAGCTTTAGCTTCATTAAATATTTTTTCAGCTTCTAATTTAATCCATTCAATAGTTTCTTTATCATAATGAATTTTTTTCTTCCACCAATCTAAATCATCTCTACCTAAAATTTTACAAACACCATTTCTATGAGAACGAGAACCACTAATATCTTCAAAATATAAATTATTACAATCTACATTTATACCTTGTATTCTTAAATATTCTAAATAGCTAAAAGCAGATAACCTACCAAAAGATAAAAAGTTTTTTCTAATATATTCCCAACATCTTTCATAGTTTTTAAACTTATCATTAGAAGTAGTTAAAGAATTATAAAATTCTAACTGACTTTCATATTGATCAATACACTTTTTATATGATTTAACACAGTTAGGAAATCCTGTCTTACCTATCTTAAAATATCTTCTATCTAAATCCCAACCACTACCAACTTTATATTTTATATATTCTTTATTCCACCATTGATCTAATTTATCTATATCTAAATTTTTAACACTAGGAAACTGTTTAAATATTAACCATGTTGAAACAATGTTTTGAGTACAACCATTAATGTAAGCAATCCATAAATTTTGTTCTATATCTAAATTAAATTTTTTACTCAAGTAAGGAAAGGCAAAGTAAATACCACCAGGGTGGCTTTTATACTTTAGATGAAACTCATAAAATCTTAAAAAAACTTCTCTCCTATATTCTGGCTTTCTAAAATCCATGCCTACTTTTAAATCTTTTATTTCTTCTATATTATTTAATTCACAATATCTTCCGATCATAAAATTTTAAAACCTTTATTAGATTTATCTAATGGAAATGATTTTTCTGTTAAATTATGTTTTCCTTTTATAGCTTTAATATATGCCGCATTCTTCGCCCTGTAAGCAACTTTGACTATTGAATAACCAACTTGACTATATAACCAATCAGACATAGCTTTAAAGTACTCTGAAAAAGATTCTAAACCACTGACATTTAACTCTTTAGCATAATTAGAACCATGAATTTTTATAGAATATGTCATTGAAGTATCTGTCCAACATACTATTTCTGGTTTAGAAATAAAAGAAGCTAAAAAATTTGACCACTTACCTCTTTTTAAATGTATGATACTACTATGAGGAAAATCTAGCATTTTAATATCAAAATATTCATTATCTAATATAGCTTTATGACCATCTTCTTTAAAAGATTTCCATCTATTATCTTCTTTTAATTGATTAAAACATTCTAAATCAATATCTGAAACTTTATGTTTTTTAACATTTAACATATTTTGTAGTAGTGTTGCTTGAATACCCACTCCAGCAAAATATTCTCTGATAGAATATTCTTTATTTATATTAACATCTTCCAATAACCATTCAGTAGCTATACACTTTGCTGAAACTAAATCTTGTCTTGATGTTATAAAATGCAAATATGATTGATCGTTTCTTTTTTTATTACTTTCATCTTTTAAAGGAACATTAATACTAAACTCATATTTATTACAAAGTATTGCTTTTTGAGTCATTTAAAATTTCATCTTTTATTATTTTTGCTCTTTTTAGTTCTTCTTCATCAGCAACTTTTTTAGTGTTAGTCTTTGCTCTATTTAATTCATAATCAGCATTACCACAGTATATCATTTTTTCTCTATAATAACAAACAACACTAATCCTTTCATAAAATGATTTTGTAGTAGTTTCTGTGTTTCCATGTAATTCGTGAACATCAAAGATTGCTAAATCTCCATTTTTTAAATCTAATCCTATTCCATATTTTGGTATTACTGTAATAGAACCCTCATAATCTCCTCTTGATATTACACCCAAGTTTCCAAATCCCTCTTTTAAATCTCCATTATCATAATGACCAGCAGTTCTAAAATTTTTATTAACTGTTACTGTACTGAAAGCAGTATCTTTTATTATAAAATCTTGTGAACTTTTTTCTGCCATTTTTTTTTGAATTTTATATCTAGCTGGTGCGTGTTGTTTAAAAAAAGCATCAACATATTTTATGTAAGGCAAACAATTATTATATTCTTTCCAGTTCCTTTGAGTCCACATACTAGTACGACAATAAGGTATCCTTGGGTATCTATCACTAAAACCAATTATAGAACTTTTAACTGCTCTTGCTTTAGCTGATTTAGAAAGTTTTCCACTTTTAAGTAAAGGTAAAAATCTATTACCCATTATCTTACCGATAGTAAGACCATCAATCTTATCTCCAATTTTATAATTATCTGGAATAGGTCCTGCGGCTTGACCTCTATTATTACTTACTGATATTGATTTTCTAAATGAACTTCTACATTTATCAACAACTTCTTTAGGTACAGCATTTTTTTTAAAGACAGCAAGTATGTCGCCATTCTCATTTACTATTTTTGTATCTTCTGTGATATGATGTTTAACTAAATCTTTAGTAAAAAAAGTTCCTTTTAAATTAGAAATCTGTTCTTCGTTTAATATTGGATTAAGTTTGAGAAGCTTCATTTAATACTGCTTTCAATACAGCATCAGAAATATTATCTATTTTATCTCTTGTAGAAATTTTTTCTATTGCTTCTTTAAATAAAGTGTCATTTTCTGGATTAAAAAATAATTGTATCATTTTAACATCATTAATTCTTTCTTCTTGAGATTCTATATCTTCATTTAAATCAACATCTGATTCTTCATCAGTTTTTAATAATAAATTATCTAATTCATCATTACTAAAACCTAAAGTATCTAAATTTACATTTTCAGATAACAAATCATTAAATTCTAAATTCAATAATTTAGTATCCCAGTTTGCGTCTTGATTTAATCTATTGTCAGCTATTCTGTATGCTTTTGCTTGATTAAGAGATAAGTCAGCTATTTGAACTGGAACTTTTTCTATTCCTAATTTTTTTGCGGCTTCAAATCTAGTATGACCTACTATAATTGTAAAATCTTTATCAACTACTATGGGTTGTTGAAATCCGAACTCTTTTATGCTAGAAGCAACTTTGTCTATGTTTAAATTTTTTCTAGGATTATTAATATATGGTAAAAGTTTATTAGTTTCTATTAATTCTATCTGCATGACTAATTAATAAACAATTTTTATGAAAGATCAAGACAAAAAACGATTGGTAGTTCCACAAGAAAGACACGAATTAACTCCACAAGGTAAAAAATATACAACTCTTGTTATGGTTAATGTAAGAGAATGTGGACTTGATTATATGTTTCATAAACATCTTATAGTTGATTATCAGCATAAAGCAGGAATAAAGTTTAGGCAAATATTTGAATCTAGTGCT